CAGACCTTTCGCACAGAAAAACAACAGAAAGTTAGTCCGTTAGTTGGTTAGTCACGACGCACACGGGGTAGGGGGCGAAGTGTTCACAATCGAATCACGACGCGACATCGGGATGATCAACCAAGCACTCAAAAAAAACTGGGACGTAGACAAGGATAAAATCAAGGCGGCTTTGATGGCATGCTTGACGGATCCAGAGTTGGCGGTCGAGGCGGCGAAAGTGCTTTTAGCAGCGGACGCAATCGACCAGAAGCGAGAAGAAGCACGAGCCAAAAAAGAAGCGAAGGACAATGAACTTAGACTCAGACTTCTTGCAGTCGCTCAGTCTGTCCCAGTTGCAGAACTTGCTCGCATTGCATCCGAAAACGGCATCGTCGGCAGATCCGATCAAGGGCGACGAACGGATGAGGCAACGTGAGTTGATGCGGAAGAAGCGAGCAGCAGAACGTGACCTAATCATCCCACCTCCCTCCGATCCTTCGCGTCGTCTTCGATGCGAGGCTGATTGCTCTTTGTGGCTGTCAACGTACTTCTCCGACAAGTTCTTTGAGGCTTGGACTGAAGACCGGCTAGCGATGGTCAAGTCGATCATTGACGCGGCTTGCTATGGCGGTGACCAGGCGATAGCAGGGCCTAGAGGCGAGGGAAAAACTACGCTTGCCATTCTTACCGCGTTGTTCCTGATGGTTCGCGGCTTGTCTCATTTCCCAGTTGTCATCGGTAAGAATGCTGACAAGGCGAAGAAGGAAGTCCGTGACGTCGTCGAGCAACTTCAGCAAAACGAAGTGTTCATCGAGGACTATCCAGAGATCGGCATCCCGTTTCAAGCCGTCGGGGCTTGGTCAAGTCGCGGAAGGATGCAGACCGTTGGCGGGCGATCAACCAACATCGTCATCGGCCCAGAGTTCTTTGTCTTCCCATCAATCCATATTGACCAGTTACCAGGATGGCCTAAGGAGATCAAGCCCGCGTCGAATGGGCAGGTGCTTTACTCTCTCGGCATCGACGGAGCGATCCGAGGTACTAAGTACCGAAGCCAGCGGCCTACCCTTGCGATCATCGACGACATCGAGGATAGAGACGCGGCAGCAAGTGAAGCACAAGTCGCAAAGAATACCGACATCATCGAACAGGACATTGCAGGTCTAGGTCAGTCATCGGAGCGAATACCCCGCGTTATGCTTTGCACGATTCAGAATCGAAAGTGCATCGCGTACACGTACACAGACCCGAAGCGGAAACCATCTTGGAGAGGCAAGCGGTATCGAAAGCTAGTCAAGGCACCTGACCGTCTCGACTTGGTCGAGAAGTACATCGACCTAAGACGCGGACGCAAGAACGAAGACCCAGACGCACGGGAAGCATTTGCGTTTTGGCGTGACAACAAGGAAGAGATTGAACGTGGGTCGGTTGTCTCTAATCAATGCTCATTCAGTCGCAAGACGCACGCTGACGGCGAGCCGATGGAGCTATCGGCGGTGCAAAGCTACTACAATCGCGTAGCGGACGTTGGAGCGAGAGCGGTATCGACCGAGATCGATAACGACCCACCAGAGGAAGCGGGGCCAATGGGGCTTGGGATCACTCCAGCCCTCGTCGAGTCGCGTCTGTCGGGATTCGCACGAAGACAACTACCCGCTAACACGGCTGCACTTACGGCGGCAATTGACTTAGGCAAGTACAATTGCCATTGGGTTGTAACGGCTTGGTGGCACGGAGCGGGCGGTGTCGTCGTGGATTATGGTATTGCTCAAGTCTACGGGACAGATAAGAGCATGGATCACGAAGCATCCGAGCCTATGATCTACGACGCGTTGCTAAACTGGCGTGACGAATTACTCAGTCGTGAGTTTGTTGACGCAACAGGTACGCGACGGGCGGTCGACTTCTGCTTCGTCGATTCGGGTGCTTTCACGAATGCACCGTATAAGTTTGTCCGCGAAGTCGGCGGTATCTTTCACGCTTCAAAAGGGCAGTTCCCGTATCATCGAAAAACCAAGTCTACAACAACCTGCATCGCGGGTGACAACTTGCACGCATCGAAACTCCCAAACGGTAATCTATGGCTGTACGAACTTGATACCTCGTATTGGAAGCAGTTTGTCCATGAGCGATTTATGACTCCGACCTTCGACGAGTCCAACATGATTCGGCGTGGATCACTCTCACTCTTCTCCCTCGATGAGAACCAGCGGCATAGCCAATACGCACAGCACATTGCAGCGGAAGAGCTAGTCACGAAGTTTACCGAGGGCAAGGGAGCAAAGACGTATTGGAGCGTCAAGGACACAAACAACCACTGGCTAGACGCGACTTACATGGCAGCGGCAGCAGGCGAGGCTTGCGGTGTTAAACTAATAGCACCGTCAGAAGTCGAGATTCAGCCCAAGACGGTAAGCGGCGATCAGAATCAGTCACAACCAAAGCCACAGCCGAAGCGTTATCAGCATGGTAACTTTAAGACTCGGCAAGGCGGATGGATACCAAAGCGAAGGGGTTAAGATGGCAAAGAGCAAGAAGCAGATTCCAGCGGTTGAGCAAGAGAAGCTACCGCCTAATTCATTGGTTGTCGACTATGATCCCGTTGAAGACGTGGTGCATCGAAGGAGGGGAACTGACGATCAAGGCAACGTTGTTTTCGATTCACTGGAGGAAGACCAAGACATGCCCATTGAGTCGGCACCTAAGCCAAGAGAGTTCACGCCTAGAGACTGCACGCTTTGCATTACGTCGCGTCCACCTCGACAGCAATTCAGCCGAGTCTATGCCAAGCGTGGAAAGATTCGATATTGCAAATGCGGTTATTGCGGGAATACGTGGTCGCAAGAAGGCGATTGATTTTCCGTCTCTTTACAATTGCAATTGTATTGCGATCTAGCAAGTAGCGTTAGGTTTGCCATGCTAGGGACATGGCAACAGCAGCGAGTCTACTTGCACTCATTGACGCAGCAATCGAAGCCCTCCTTACAGGCGGGGCCTCTTCGTATTCGATTGGTTCTAGGACGGTTACAAAACTTGACTTGGGTACTCTACTCCAAGAGCGTCGGCAACTACAGCAGCAAGTCAACAGAGAGACTTCTAGCGGCGGTATAAGTCTTGCAAAAATGTCGAGGTCGCGTAGATGATTACTCGACTTATCGACAAAGCGATTGAGGCAGTAAGCCCGCTTCGAGCATTGCGACGAATGCAAGCCCGTAAGGTATTGCGATCCTATCTAGGTGCAGAGCCTTCGAGAGTGTCGAGCGGACGCACGCCGAAGAATCAGCCAGCGGACACCGAGTTACTTGGCCCGTTTGGAGCGGATCGGCTTAGGGCGTGGTCAAGGGAGCTTGTCCGCAACAATGCCTACGCATGGGGCGTTGTCGATACGATTGTCTCATCCGTTGTCGGATGCGGCATTAAGGCACAATCTGTCTTCGAGACTCCTGCAGGCGATGATATCGAAGAGGTAAACGACCGGCGTGATAGCGTTTGGTCGGAATGGTGCGAAGTCTGCGACATCAACGGGCAATACACCTTAGAGGAAATCCAGTCCATCGCACAACGCGAAGTTGTTGAGGCTGGTGAAGTCCTCATCCGAAAGATTCGCACGCCAGGGCCGGTCTATCGCGGTATCTATCGCCCAGTGCCATTGGCGTTGGAGATCATCGAAGCAGACCGCTTGGCGGGTGACAAAGACAACTACGCATCGCGGCTTACGGCCAACGGAGAAAACCGCATCATTCGCGGTGTTGAGGTAGACGACACAGGCAGGCCGGTTGCTTATTGGATCTATCCTGATCATCCTTTGCAACCATACTCCTACACTCGAGAGCCTGAGCGAGTTCCTGCGTCAGAAATCATGCACCTATTCCGCCGGGAGCGAGTGGGTCAGACGCGGGGCGTTTCGTGGTTCGCTCCAGTCGTCGCGGCTATTCGTGACTTGGGTACGTACCTCGACAACGAACTACAAGCATCGGCGGTTGCTTCATGCTTCACGGTCGCCATTAAAACCGAAACTCCTCTGGGTGATCTAGCGGATCCAGACGGCGGAAGCCCTGTAGACTCGGCGGGCAACAAACAGCGATACATTGAGCCGGGCATGGTGATGGAGCTTAACCCAGGCGAAAGCGTCGAGGGTATCAACCCAGGGCGACCGTCTACGGGTGCGGAGCCTTGGATTGCTTTAATCCTTCGGCAGATTGCGGTGGGCACGGGATTGTCTTACGAGACCGTAGCCCGCGACTATTCGCAGACGTCCTACAGTTCGAGCCGTACGAGTCAACTCGAAGACCGAAGGCGGTTTCGCTGTTGGCAGCAATACTTGATTCGGCACATGCTCCAGCCGACTTGGGACGCGTTCTTCGATGCGGCATCGATCAGCGGAATTCGAGGTTTTCCAACTCCGATCGACTTGCTGTCAGATCGACGCAAAGCAAGCCCGGTCGAGTGGCAGACCCCTGAATGGGAATGGGTGGATCCTCAGACCGAACAGGCGTCGGCAAAAGATGCAATCGATTCGTTCATGAGCGACTACCAAACGGAACTCGGTTCCCGTGGTCGATCATGGCGAGCGGTGTTCTATCAACGCAAAAAAGAGCAAGACCTGAAGAAGAAACTTGGGTTGCTCACCCCACAAGAACAGCAACTGGCAATCAGTGCAGCTCAGTCGGCTACTCCATCGCCTCAGACGCAAGAGGTTGTAAGCGAGGTTGCTAATGCCCTATAGAACGAAGCAAACCAAGGCTTGCCCAATATCGCGTCCCTGGGGTGTCGTGAAAGACGATACCGCCCAGTTAATGGGTTGCCATGCTTCAGAAGATGCGGCCAGCGATCAGGTCGCGGCATTGTACGCATCGGAAGAGATCGAACGAGCGAAGTACGACGACATTGACTTTACTCCACCTGAGGGCGTACGCGAAGAGGCTGAGCAGGGCCTTGAGTGGAGACGCGAACACAATCGCGGAGGAACTCCGGTTGGTGTTGCAAGGGCCAGGGACTTGAGCAACGGCAAGGCGATGAGTCCAGATACTATCGGACGCATGGTCAGTTACTTCGCAAGGCACGAAGTGGACAAGCAAGGCGAAGGATGGAAGCCAAGCCAAAAGGGCTTTCCCTCAGCCGGTCGGATTGCGTGGGCGTTATGGGGCGGAGACGCTGGAAAAACTTGGAGCGAAAAGGTGCAACGACAAATGCAAGCAGCAGATAAAGTCGAGCGTATCGCAGCAGTCCCAAAGATTCAGCGAGCATTCGCAGCACCTAAAGACGGTCGAGCAGTCATTGCAACCGAGACTCCGATTGAAATCTACGACGAACAACGCGGTCGCATGGTTCGCCAAGTGTTACTGATGGACGGCGTCCAGTTCCGCAACTCAAAGAATCAACTGCCTATCGTCGACTCGCACAACGATAGAACAGTTCGGAACGTCTTCGGATCAATTCGCAATATCGAAATCGAAGATGGCGAGTTGATTGGCGATCCTTCATTCGCCTCCGATCCAGAGAGCCAGGTCGTGGCAACTCGATACCAAGAGGGGCATCTAAACGACTTTAGCATTGATGCGGTAATCCTCAATCGCATCTACATCCCTGAGGGGCAAGCATACACGACGAAACGTGGCGTCATCGTTGAAGGGCCAGCGGAGATTGTTACCGCTTGGGAGCCTCACAACGCGAGTATCTGTGCAACGGGTGCAGATCCTAATTCCACGGTCAGACGGTCTTACGACCAAGCAGAAAGGCAGGAAGGCATGGATGAGCAATTGATGGCTCAACTCTCGTCTCTTGGTCTACCCGAAGGTATGACCGATCCAAACGAGATCATCAAGTGGATGGCCGATCACATGGCGAAACCAGAACTCGAAGTTGAGTTGATGGAAGGCATGGACAAGCCAACCGAAGAAGCGACTAGGGCAGAACACGAAATGCCCAAGGAGCCCGAAGCGGTTCGCAGCGAAGACAAAGTCGAAAGCGAAGTTGCTAGACAACTGAAAGCAATCGACGAGCGAAAGAAATCGATTTACGCAGCGGCCAAACTAGCGAAGGTTGAGCGTACCTTTGCTGACGAGTTGGTTGACTCCGGTTGTTCACTGGAAGACGCTCAGCAAAGGATTATTCGACAGATGGCTAATCAACCAATCGGCAGCAGCGTCACCGTCACCGAATCGGAACACGATAAGTTTGAACAAGCCGCTAAGGCTGGCTTGGTTCAACGTTGCTTCCAAGGGAACATCCAACGCACCAAGGCACCGACTGCCCAAGGCGATGCTGAGTTTCGCAATGTCGGACTGTACCGACTTGCCGAAGAATGCGTACGTCGAATGGGCATCGACCCATTGAAGCACACCAAGGGCGACGTAGCACGAATGGCGATGGGTCACGCTGGGACGTTCAATCGTCTCAAGGTACGCCGATCCGATGCGTACCACACGACCGGATCGTTTCAGAACATCCTCTCGGATGCGGTCAACAAGACTCTCCGAGCGGCTTACGACGAAGCCCCATTCACTTGGGCTTTGTGGGTTCGCCAAGCGGCCAGCGTGGATGATTTTAAAGCAATCAATCGCGTTCAACTCTCCGAGTATCCAAACTTGGAAATGGTTCCTGAAGGCAAGGCGTACCCAGAGAAGGGGCTGAGCGATCAGAAGAAGTCGTACAAGGTTGACAAATTCGGTGCGGAATTCTCAGTCACTTGGGAAACCGTCATCAATGACGATCTCGATGCACTCTCTCGCATCCCATCGATGCAAGGGCAAGCTGCTCGACGCACTCAAGAGCGAGTTGTTTACGACACATTCTTGAGCAACCCAACGATGCCTGATGGTTTCGCGTTGTTCTCTGCTTCTCATACAAGCGGACGTAACATCACCAATACGACTCCAGCGGCACCAAGCGTGACAACGCTCAACGAAGCGTTCCGCTATATGAGTCTGCAGACTGGCCTTAACGGGTCAATCCTCAACCTTTCGCCAAGAGTTTTGCTAGTTCCTCAGAACTATGCGGCCAATGCGTTGGAGTTGGTTAATAGCCAATCCTACGCACAAAGCAACGGCAACGAAGGCGTAGTAAACATCTACGGAGTTAACGGCGTACGACCTTTGCAAGTTGTTGCTACCGCGTTGCTAGATGCGAACAGCACAACTAACTGGTATGCAATCGCCGACAATGCTCAAGTCGACACGATGGAACTCTCGTTCTTGAGTGGCGAAGAAGCACCGGTTCTTGAGAACGACTGGGATATGAGTCGAGACGTTTACCTCTACAAGGTTCGTCAGACCTTCGGTTGTGCGGTGATCGATCATCGCGGCATCTTCGGTAATCGCACCTAAGCGACTACCTGATTGACACACGGCCCTGACTCGCTTGGGTTGGGGCCTTTTTTCAAACGAACAAATAAAGCAAAGGAATTGATAATGAGTGACATTCGAGACTTCCAGATTTTCTACGACGACTTCAACGGAGCGGTAGCAACGCTTCCAACTTCGGCGGATCCGGCTACCGCTTGGCTAGTCGATGACACTTCCTCAGCAGGTGCGCCGACCTACACTAAGGGCACCTCGGAACTGACCGTTACTCTCGCCTCGACGAACGAGATTGAGAACGTTTGCCCTCACTTCAACGATGCGTTGGACTTCGACATCGACTTGGTTCAGCGAGTCGAGATGCGAGTGAAGATCGGTGCGGCTACCTTCACCAGCGGATCAATTCTCTGCTTTGGTGTTGGCTCGGCACGTAACGATACAGCCGACAGTGTATCGGCTAACGCATGGTTCCGAATGGAAGGTGCGAATAGCACCAGCCTCGTCTATGTCGAGACTGATGACGGAACGCGGGATAACGACGACGTTTCCAGCGGGACGACCTTAGGCACGACCTACAAGGAATTCGTGATCGACTTCACTGGCGGAAAGCAGGACGTCAAGTTTTACATCGACGGACGCCGAGTCGCAACCGGCACGACCTTCGATATGAGCGGCTATAGCTCTGGGTTGCAGCCGATCATCCAACTCCAGAAGGCCGCGAATACAAACGTGGATTCGGTGGTTGTTGACTACGTCAAGATCACTTGCAAGCGAGCCTAGTAAGTGACGCTTCACGACCTGATTAAGCAAGATGCCGAGAGCGTATTTTGCAACGCTGACGACTTCGCTGAATCGATTGTTTACTACAAAAGGAACGGTCGATCCAGAGAGATCAAGGCGGTTGTGATACGCGAAGCACTCGGCGTCTTGCCTGAGGATGGAAACGTGGTTTACCCTCTATTCGAGGTACACGTTGCCAACGATCAGTCAAGCGGGATTGCAAGCGACGAGATAAACTTAGGCGGGGACGAACTGGCGTTTCCGAATCGCGTAGGTGAAGCACCGAAGCGAAGGTCGATCCTGAAACTGTTGAGTCACGATGAAGGGATGCTAGTCTTAGAATGCCGGTAGCAGTCGTTGAATCTATAGCACTTGAACTCAAGTCTCGCCTCGATGCAATGATCGGGGCCAACGGCTACCAAACCGAGATTTGCGAAGTGCAACGACCGGCTAGATTTGCAGACTTTACGCCGCGAAACAATCAGATTGTTTTGACACAAGGACAGCCGGAAAGAGTGCCTGAACTCGACAGGCCAGGCGAGCCACCGTCGAACGCATACAAGCAGCAGTTCTTGATTCATTGCCATGTGATGCAGGACGAGCGAAACACGGACGCGATAGACTCGCTGCTCAATGCGTTTCATGCGGACGTCATCAAGGCGGTCGCGTCGGGTTCCTCGACTTGGCATACCTTTGGAGGCTATGCAACGGATGCCCAATGGCAAACGGTAAACTACATTCAGGCGGACGGCGGAATGGATGGGCTACAGATCCCATTGAACATCACCTATCGAGTTTCCGAAGACGACATGACGGAGCTGCGAGCGTGATAAAGATATCCATCGACGCGAAGTCATTACAGGACATGAAAACCAACTTGGGGAACTTCCAAGTACACTTGCCAAGAGTCTTAGCAACGGCGGTCAATCGCACTGCAAAGAGCGTACGCGTCGAGGTAGCTCAGGTAGTAGGCAAGATGATTAACTTAAAGTTGTCATCGATGAACAAAGGCAACAGCAAGGCAATCAGCAAAGCGGCAACGCTAAAGAAGACAATACGCCAAAAGAACAAAGCAGTACCGAAGCGGGCCGAAGCAACCATCGGACTATGGGAAGGCTATCCATTCCCCGCGAAGTATCACGAAGCAAAGACGTACACTCGCAAGCGAAAAGGCAAGGTCAAGTCTAGCGGCGTTGTCTACAAGCCTGACATGGGCGGAGGATGGACGACCGTACTGGACGGGTTCATCGCTCGCAACTGGCGAGGCAATGTCTACACAGCCGACGAGACTAACCGACGTACGCTTAGGCAAGTAAAGGGCAAGAAGCCCGGTGACTACTACATCCGAGGCGGCATAGGCAAGGTTGCAGAGAACAAAGCAAGGGAGCGACTCCCAATCGAAGTCAATCGCCGTTTGCGTGACGTCATACTAGCGGCACAAGGCAAGATCAAGTTAAAAGCATTGAACCAATAAAGGAAACAAAATGACGTTACTGAAACGCAAGCGAGTGTTGGCAGCATCGATTGAATCGACTCCAGGTACAGCGATGAGCCTGACCGGATCGGATGCGGCGTTTAACTGCTACGACATTGCAATCCAGACCGAAACCGAACTCGAATCGCGGGAAGGTCAAGCGGCATTCGGGATGCGTGCAAGCGTACCGGGCGGGTATCGCGGTAAGGTGACTTTTAAGCACGACGCATCTTGGGACGGAACAGCAACCGAACCAAGTTGGGCGGATACATTTCTACCCGCTTGCGGCTGGGTCAAGAGCGGTCAAGTCTTCACACCTCGAACGGAAGCACCAGGTAGCCTTGTCACTCAACCAAAGACGCTAACAATTGGCGTCTACATCGACGGAATGCGAAAACTACTGCGAGGATGTGCGGGTACTTTCAAGTTGAACTGCCCGACGGGTAAGGCGGCGTTCTTCGAGTTCGAGTTTACCGGCGTTTGGTCGAGTCCGACCGATACCGCGATCCTTGCACCAACCTATCCTTCGGCTCAGTCGCTTCGCTTCGCATCCTCGACGACGACTTGGAACAGCGTAGCCTTGGGCGTGGAGAATATCACGCTTGACAGCGGGAACACGGTCATCCTACGCGAAGACCCTTCGGACGTATCAGGTTTCCTTGCCGGTCTAATCACCAATCGAGTTGTTAGGATCACGGGCAACCCTGAGTCCAAGTTGGTTGCTACTCAAGACAGATACGGTAAACTCTTGGATATGTCCGAGCATTCGCTGACGTGGTCACTCGACGGGCCGACGAACAGCGTTATGACATTCACCGCACCCAAAGCACAGATCATCAGTTTGCAAGAAGCAGACCGAGAGAACTTGGTTGTCGATGAAATCGAGTGGCAAGCCAATCGCAACGGCTCGAATGTCGACGAAGAATGCTCGATCACCTTTACAGCAGCAACCTAATCAGGATCACCAATGCCGATTTTCCTTGAGCCAGACCAGACGTTTGAGGTGTGCCTTGATGCCGACCAGAGCAAGCCCATCGAGACGCGGCCTTCGTTCGTGTGCTTATCGCAATCGATGCGAGGGCAACGCAGCATACTTCAGGCGGTTGATCTACTCGACGAAAAGCATTCAATTGATGAAATCTTCGACGCGACAATCAGTGAATTAAAGCGGGTTGTTGTCGGATGGAGAAACGTCGAGCGTTCATTCGTTGTCGATGACCTTGACAACCTATTGACGTACCGAGAGGCAAGGGAACTGCTCATCAAGGTGGCGTACAATCAGCGAATGGACACCAACGAAAAAAAAGACTAAGGGTCGCGGCATTGATTCGGCAGGGTGAACTTTGCCGACGATGCAGCGACAAGAAGTGCGAAGACGAAGGAACAGACGCGGAGCCTATCGAGATTGAATGCCCGGCGTGCAACGGAACAGGATGCGAAGAATGCACGAACGGAAGTTGGATTTTGAAAGGATGCCCGAATCGATACTGTGATAGTATCGGCCAGTTTGTTTCGATGGCTGATTTGTTCAACGAGGGATTGCCGCCTGTAGCGGGTGGCAGTCTCGATCAATCAGCATCCTTTGTTGACGCGGTGCGGATTTTGAAGTACGAAGAAAACAGGATCAAAGCGGAGAGCGAGTAATGGCCGGTGACGCCGTAAAAATCCTGATCCAGGCCGAAGACCAAGCGAGCGCAAAAGCGGTCTACGCAGCAAAGAACATTGAGAACGCAGTAAGCGGCGTTAAGGAAGTCGGTGCGAAGGCTAAAGCGTCAACGGAATTCATCGGAGTCTTGGCCGGTCAACTAGGCGGCACTGAGTTTGCGGCAGCGGCTCAAGGTGTTGCTGGTATCACCGAGAAGATCGGCCAGTTCTCGGAAGTGATGAAACTGGGTGGCGCGGGTGCGATGGCTTTTAAGGGAGGCATTGCGGCTCTAGTTGGCGTTATGGCGTTTCAACTCGGCAAGACGATAGGCGAGGCTATCTTCGGAGTCGACGACTTAGCGGGACGGATGGAAGACGCGGCAAAAGAGGCTGACAGGTTTGCGTCTCATATGGTCAAGATGGCGTCGATTAAAGTCGGCGACCAGATGGAAGACCTAACGTTAATCCGTGATCCTGACAAGCAGCAACAGGCAGCGGTTGAACTCTTCAAGTCCATCGGGAAAGAAGTTGATGACGCGATAGCATCGTTTCAGTATTACAGCCAACAAGCGGAAAAGGCAACGAAGAGCAAGCAAGGGCCTGAGGTTATTGCCGACTTGAGAAACCAGGCGGACGGCTACATGAAGGTAGCCCAATCGCTTCGTGAGCAACAGAACCAGCTCGGCGAAAAATACAGTGCCCATGCTCAGCAAGTGCGATTGATTAAAGAGCAGCAAGCCGCAGAAGACGCGGCAGCGGCGAAGAAAGCACAGATCGATCAGTCAACTATATCGACGCTTCGCAACGTTAACTACCAGTACATCGCACTAACGAAGAGTGCCGAAGAAGCACGACGGGCACAACTCCAAGATCAGGGGCTAGGCGATGCTGACATCAAGCGAATCATGTTCGCCGAGAAGTTGCTAAAGGCAGAGCAAGACGCCGACGCGGCGAAGAAGAAGGCGCAAGACGAAGAGAAATCCCGATTGCAGAGAATCGCGGATTTAGGCAAGAGTGAATTGCAGCGACTCGAAGAACAGAAGATCCTTTTGGAGCAAGGTGAGCAAGCCGCAGAAGCATTCAGGCTCCAGCAGCAAGGACTCGACAAGGACACCGCGTTAGCAATCGCGGCAGCTAAAGCACAGTTCGCAGAAGCCGCCAAAAAGAAGGAAATGAAAGCGACGATAAGCACCCCTGATCTAGCAGCGAAGGAATCGCGGTTGCTTAGCAGGGGCAAGGCTGACGACTCGCAAAAGAAGATCGAAGCTAACACGCTCGCAACGGTGGGTAAGCTCGACAAGGTCACCGAAGCGATCACCGCACTAAAGGACAAGCTGCAACCACCGACAACCATCATCGAATTCCAAAGCCCAGGAGTCTAGCCATGCGAAGCCCAAATGTTTTGGAAGTCACTGAAATGTGGTCGCGTCCAACTTACGACCAGAGACTTACCGACAAGTTCCGAAAACTGACGGTTAAGTTCCAGCGAGCGTTTCAAGTTGTCACGACGAAAGAAGCGGTAGAGTACGACATATTCAACGACGACCGATTGCCCGCATCCGGTTCGATCTACTCAGCGAACTATCCCTACGTTTACTCAGACGGTGTTAATACGCAACGTGTAAGCCCAATTTACTGGATTGTGACGTACGACTACAACGGCGAACTAGCAAGCCTCACCGATGGAGGCACAGACAATCCTCTTCTGGCCCCTCCTAGAATCGATTGGGATGACGTTGAAACCGATGAGGCTATCGATGAGGACTGGGACGGAAACCCTATACAGACGGTCAACGGCGAGCCTATCGACGGAGTAACGGTGCCAATTCCAGATCAGACCGTGACGATCAAAAGAAACATGCTTGTTTTCAACTCATACGTGCAAGCACGATACCGACGAGCGGTCAACTCCGACCTGTTTCTGGGATGGCCTCCGGGTACGGCGAGAATAACCAAGTTTGCAGCGTCGAACGTGACCACCAAAGAGCAGGCATACTGGGAGATCACAGCCCAGATTCAGTTTCGTTTTCCGTATCGCACCACTCCAGAGAGGGCTTGGTACTCGAGAGTTCGTCACGAAGGATTTTACGAGCGTGTACAATTGTCAGGGCCGGGCAACGCGGGTACGCGGATTGTTCGAGCGGTCGACGGCAACAAAGAGCCTGTAACCAAGCCCGTGCTACTGAACGCTCAGGGTTTTAGGATCCAGACCGAAGAGCCGGGGCAACCAGTGACCGCCCATTGGCTTGAATTCAAAAAGTTCGATTCACTACCTTTCAACGCACTAGGACTGATTTAATGACCACCATATCAAACACAACGATTATCCTCCCACCTGAGGTAATTACCAATTACACCATCGCGGGCAATGCGGACATTGCCTATACCAAGATGGCCCAAAGGGTACTTGCTGAATCGGTTGTGCCCGTCCACTCGTTTCGAGTATGGGACGCGGTCGCATCGAATCCCGTTTCCGCAGCGGCTAACGATGACTTGGGGCTAGTGACCGGGACTTGGGGAACCAATCCAGTTCGGATTACGGCCGGAGACGTCAAAGCATCGGGAAGTCTTACGCGTCGAATCTACTTCAGCGTGCCGATTCCGGCCAACTACGAAGACGGGCAGACGATTCAGGTTCGCATCCGTGCGAAGATGGAGACGACCGTTGCCGATACGTCTTGCACCATTGATCTAGAGGCCTACGTTGGGTCAGATGGCACGCTGTCAAGCGACTTGGTGACAAGCCCGTCAACCTCGATGAACTCCCTATCAGCGGCGAACTACGACTTCACGATCAACGCGACTGGCGTCGATCCAGGGCAGTTGCTTGAATGCCGCTTAACTATCGCCAGCAACGACGCGGCAAGCGGTACGTCCGTAATTCCGGCGGTCTACAAGGTTTCGCTCTTGTGCGACACAAGGGGCTAGGCAATGGAGGTAGGCTACTTCACCCCGCGTCAAGCCGAACGCGTCTGGGAAGCAACCAAGGCTTTCGAGAAGGGAACTAAGGGCCGAGCATCGGACGAGAAACCGATCACGCCGACCCCGATATCCTTTGTTAACAAAGGGGCTACAGTTATCCCCGCGTATGGTTGCATGCAGATAATCGGCACCGAAGAGATCGGCGGTCGCAATTACTTGCAGGTGACAAGGCCATTCGATTACAGCCAATCGGTGATGGGGCCATTTCTGCTCAACGGGCCGAACGAGGTGGACGCGGACGACTTCGGGACGGCTCAATGGGGGCCGATCTATCGAGCGATCAGCGATGGTTCAGCGTACACGACGGGGACTAGGTTTGGCCCGCTTCCTGATGCGTACACGGTGGGCAAGGGCAGCGTCTTTACATACCTCGGCGAAGATGACGTAGAAGCCGATTGCGTTCGCCTAATCGCATGTGAGACACCTCTATTAGCCATCGCTGGAAGTGGCGGCATACCGGCCAACTCAAGTGGTACGGTTACGGCTAAGCAACCGGCATCGGGCAATTGGACGAGCGGAAGCGTGACCTATACGGCGTGGAATCCTACGAGCGTTGCAGTGAGTTCCAACGCGGTTGTTATGATATTCCCAGTGGACGCAAAATGGGTCGCAGTGGAGGTTTGCTAAATGGGTGGATTCGGGCGGTGTTGTTGCGATTGTTGCCTAGAACCTGGAGAGATGCCGTACACAACGGCAACTCTTAAACTGCCTAACGCGACGACTTGCGAGGGAGAAGAGCCTAGCGAAGAGGATCCGGTCGCGGAGTTCGTGCGAGAGTCGTGCTGTTATAAAGCACGGTTCGAGTTTCCTTGTGAGCCTTGGACTAATATAACGTGCAGCCTGTACGCAAAGCAGACTGCTGATTTTTCATTTGACGCAACTCTATACAGATCGAAAGTCCTGTTTGTTCCCCCTGGAAACTACCCGCCAGATACGCAATTCGACTGCGATTGTATTGCGGTTCAGACAAGGAACGTTTCTGTTCAGTCTGCGGCAAGGTTGTTTTTTCGTCAATCAAGAAGGCTTAAAGCGATCAGTATATCTGTAGGAAAGGTGCGAGTTCTTTGCAGTGGGGAAACCGAGTCTGCTTGCAAATACTACGTCGCTGCATCGTGGGAGTTTGAGATCAACGAAGAACTTTCGCGGGTTCAATTAAGTTCGACAGGAACAACAACATGCACAGGCGATTATGAGGTCGACAACTGCTCGGTCTCTAATTCATGGGTCGATCAGTCAGGAGTGAACAGCGATGATTGCGGGGAACACGACGAGGAAGACTTATCGTTCATTGGGGGGCCGACGACTGTGTCTTTTAGCAGGATGAAACTGTACGACACCTTGCCAGATATAGGGGATGTGACTATCACAGAAAGCGACGACTCGCCGTTCTCATGCTGCGATGGAAAAACAGGTTGCACAGTATTAAACTACAATTGCGGATTGTCGCCTGGAACAAATTGTTTGCCGCCAATCCCTACTTGGCCGATGGAGCCAGGCGGACTCGGGTTCTTCCGCTTGATACCATGCACATTGCAGATTGTCGGGCAGTCAGTTGCGACTACTCCAGAGCCTATCTATTTCGATTCTTCGACGGGTCAGTTTAAGTGCTTTGAGGTCATAGAGAACGGTTACGAGCAGCCGGGATCTTTCGCCAACAATGTCTACCAAGAAGGAAGCCCATGCTACCTAAAGATCAGCAGGTTTTGTAACACCATAGGTGTTGGCATTGATAGGATAGGAAGACTTCGCGGATTCGATGAGTTAGGAACGCCTTTGTACACATGGTCAACAATGTGCGGAACAGCGTATGTTAACGAGTGCGACATAAACCCTCTGGGTGATTGCAGAAACACTGCGTTTAACGACTGCTTTGGGGGGCCGATGCCGCCTCTGCCCGGTCTTTGCCAATCAGGCGATTGCTGTTCCGAACTGCTTATTAATGGCGGTGTGTCAACTACTCAATGTCCGCTTCTAGGCCCTGTTTGCGGTTATAAGTTTAGCAATCTTTCTTGCGTAACAACACGGACGAATAACACGGTCGGCAATACTTGCGTTTCGCTTCCGTCAGTTACGGTTGGACTTGCATAATGTTTCCTAGAGACACTTGGGACGGATACGAATTCACGGACACAGGCGAGCAACCAAGGCCACAGAAGGTTACTAGGACATTCCTCGGCACTGTATACACGCCGAAGGTAAACCCCTGGAAAGTGTTGCACGAATACAGCGGTTCCGATCCGCAGTGGCACATTGAATGGGAATCGACCATTCCGCGTTACGGGTGTTCTTGTCGGGCAAATTACGATCAATACAAAGCCGCAAACCCGCCCGACTTCTCATCGCCGGCGGCCTATTGGCTTTGGGGCTACAATCTACACAACTGGGTTAATCGCAAGCTCGGCAAAACCGAGTTGACCGTCGAAGAAGCGTTAGCAATTTGGAGGCGGAGTGATGGCGTGGAGACTCAACAAACTACAACGCAATGTAATCGAGATCAATTGCGAGTTGACGAAAAATAAAGACTGG